GACGGAAGCAGCTACGTTTCGCCTGCGTTGGTAGACGATCCAGAAGCGTTTTTATCGGATTTAGACGATTTTATTGAAAACAGTACCGAAGGTTTTTCGTATAATTTGTTTTTCTCCCAAACCGCTATACCAATGAGAGCTGCTTGGTCGCTTTATAAATGTAACGAAATAGACGCAGCGGTTCGTAAAGTTAAAACGATTAAAGACAAAGCATGGCAGAAAGCATGTTTGGATTGGTTAACAAGAATCATAATTAAAAGGGAACAAAAACATGGCTTTTAAACACCAAATGAAAACAGCTAAACTCAGTGCTACTTTACAGCAGGTGAGTATAGTTGCTAACGAAGATGTAAAAAAGCTGCACGAAGCCGAGAAAAGCTATGGCGACAGTTGGAAACAAAGAGGTGGTGTAGGTGCTTTTATGATGTTAGCTCGTAAATGGGACAGGTTAGAAAAACAAGTTGTTGAAACACAGTTTGATGTGTTTGCTGCTGCCGAAAAAGACCAACGTGTAGAAGGTGTGATTGACGACATACGTGACCTAAGAAGGTATTTACTATTAGTAGAAGCAGAGCTTAATGAACGAAAAAGCACTGGATAAGCACACGTTAGACAAACAAGTGCTCGCTGTATGTGTTGCCTGTAGTTACACACGCGCAGAGGTTACGAAGTTGATAACGTTAAGAGCTTTGAAAAACAAATGGGCTAATTGCCCCAAATGCAAAAAACCAATGAGGATTACTGATGGCTCAAATACCACTTTTCCAACCGCCTATTGAATGGATAATGCCTGATTCGTACCCTGATTTATCGAATTACGACGAAATAGCAATTGATTTAGAAACCAAAGACCCTAACTTAACTGTGTTGGGATCAGGGTGGCCTCGAAACGACGGGCACATAATAGGGGTGGCTGTGGCGGTAAAAAACGACCAATGGTATTTTCCTGTAAGACATGAAATTGGTCCGAACTTTGACCCTAAACGAACATTCGATTGGTTAAGGGACGTGGTTTCAAAAGACAGAAGCTATGTGTTTCATAATGCTCCGTATGACGTAGGTTGGTTATTAACGGAAAACGTAACCGTAAAAGGAAAATACATAGACACAATGGTCATTGCGCCTTTGCTTGACGAAAACCGTTTTAGCTACGCACTTAATGCTGTAGGAAGAGATTACCTACAGGAACGTAAATCAGAAGTAGAGTTAAGAGAAGCTGCAAAGGCGTTTGGGGTAGACGCAAAAAGCGAAATGTATAAACTTCCGGCTCATTACGTGGGTAAGTATGCAGAGCAAGATGCTGCCCTTACTTTAAAGTTGTGGGAACATTTTAAAAGTTTAATTATAAAAGAAGATATCAAAGATATCGTAGAATTAGAACTAAAGGTCTTAAAAACAATTATTCCTATGCGGCAAAAAGGTGTAAGGGTAGACATTCAAAAAGCAGAAATAATTAAAAAAGATTTTTTGGAAAGAGAAAAAAAGTTGTTGGACGCTATCACTAAACAAACAGGGGTTGCCGTAGAAATATGGGCTGCCGAAAGTGTATCAAAAGCTTTTGACGCAATACATTTGACTTACCCTAAAACAGAAAAAACCAATGCGCCTTCGTTTACTAAAGGGTTTTTAGTGAATCACGCGCATGAAATTCCTCGGATGATTGTACAGGCTAGAGAGTACAACAAAGCAAGAACTACTTTTGTAGACACTATTTTGAAACATCAGGTAAAAGGAAGAATACACGCAGAACTTCACCCGTTACGTAGCGATGACGGAGGCACTGTTACAGGTAGGTTTAGTTACAGTAACCCTAACTTACAACAAATCCCTGCAAGGCACGGCGAAATAGGACCAATGATTAGAGGGTTGTTTTTACCCGAAGAAGGGTGTTTATGGGGGGCGTTTGATTATTCTAGCCAAGAACCTCGTTTAGTAGTGCACTACGCTAAGTTAATGGGGTTCAAAAAAGCAGAAGAGTTCGCAAAACAATATTCTGTTGACCCTAGAACAGACTTTCATCAAATGGCGGCAGACATAGTAGGTGTGCCACGCAAACAAGCTAAGGATATTAACTTAGGATTGTTTTACGGAATGGGAACTAAAAAGCTTGCTGCCCAATTAGGGTTAGACCACGAAGACGCTAAAGAGTTGTTTGCTACCTACCACCAAAAAGTTCCTTTTGTAAAAGAACTTGCTGACTATTCAGTTAACCGCGCGACACAAAAAGGTGTTATAAGAACACTGTTGGGCAGAAGGTGTAGGTTTGATAAATGGGAACCAAACAGGTATGGTTCGTGGAAAGCGATGACGTATCAAGAAGCGTACAACGAACATGGTCCTGGAATAAAACGTGCCTTTACTTACAAAGCATTAAACAAATTAATCCAAGGCTCGGCTGCTGATCAAACAAAAGCTGCAATGGTTGCTTTAGTTGACGAAGGCATTATGCCAAGTATACAAGTACATGACGAGCTAGACGTTAGTGTTAGAAGTGAAGCTGAGTGTAAAAAAATCATAGAAATAATGGAACATTGTGTTTCGTTAGAAGTTCCTAGCATTGTAGACGCAGAGTTAGGACCAAACTGGGGAGAAGCAACCCAAACATTAGAAAATAAGGAGTTATTTAAAAATGATTGATCATCAGCAAAAAATGGACGACGGAGAAGGTTTATGTGCTGACATCTCTGCTAGAAACGAAGTGAATTTAAAATACGACCGTTCGACTTTAAAACAAATTAAAACATTAGAGGCAAAAGTTTTTTTGCTTGAAGGTGCCGCAGACTCGGCAGCAGTAGCGATAGAAGAAATTACTCGAAGGTTAAAGGAGATAGAATGGGGATAGATTTAAACAAATTAAAAGCAGAGTTGGAAGTAGACGAGGGCTGTGTTTACGAAACATACAAAGATCATTTAGGTTATCCTACGTTTGGCATAGGGCACTTAGTAACAGCGGTAGACCCAGAGTTTGAACTTCAAACAGGCACAATGGTTTCAATAGACAGGGTCACAGAAGCGTTTGAACAAGACATAAAAACAACCTTAAATGACTGTGTTGAGGTGTTTTTAGATTTTGACAAACT